GCGCCGACGACGACTACCTCACCGCGCTCATCACCGTGGCCCGCCAGTACTGCGAAAAGCAGACCGCGCGTAGCTTCATCACCCAGACCCGCACGCTCAGCCTGGACCACTTCCCGCACGACGGCTCGTCAATCGAACTGCCCTACGGCCCCGTCCAGTCCATCACCAGCATCGCCTACACCGACACCGACAACGCCGCTGCGACCTGGACCGCGAGCCTCTACCAAAGCGACCTAACCAGCCTCGTCGCCCGCATCGCGCCGGTCTGGGGCGAGGTCTACCCGTCCACCTACGACGTGTTCAACGCCGTGGTGGTCACCTACGTCGCGGGCTACGGCGATGCGGCCAGCGACGTGCCGGGGCCGATCAAGCAGGCGGTCAAGCTGCTCGCCGCGCACCTCTACGCCCACCGCGAGCCGGCCATCGTCGGCGTCAGCATCAGTGCCGTACCGATGACCGTCGACTCCCTCCTCGGCTTCTACGTCGACCCAACTCTCTACTGACAAGGAAACAACCATGGTCGCCTTATCCGTCACCGCTACCCAAGTCCTCAAGGGCTCCTCCGCCATCATCGAGCAGGGCCTTGCCGGCGCGACGATCACCGCCGGGCAGGCCGTCTATAAGGACACCGGCGTCACCCCGAACAAGTGGAAGCTCGCCGATGCCGACCTGTCCGCTGCAGCTGCCGGCCTCAACGGCGTCGGTATCGCGCTGAACGGCGCCGCCGATGGCCAGCCCATCGACGTCCAGACCGGTGGCAACGAGTTCACTATCGGCGCCGCTGCCGCTCCCGCTGCCGGGACGGTCTACTGCGTCGGCGCCACCGCCGGGACGGTCGTTCCCGATACCGACCTCGCGAGCGATGACTACGTGGTCACACTCGGAGTCGGCGACGGCACGTCGAAGATCGTCGGCGGCATCAAGTACACCGGCGTCCAGCACGCCTAGCAGCCATGCCGCTCGCCGCTGGACGTCTCCGCCACCGCCTGCTCATCCGGAAGCGCAACGCTTCCGGCCGGGACTCGTCTGGGCAGGCGACAGTGGTCTGGGACGAGCAGGACGCGATCTGGGCGGAGATCAAGCCGCTGCGGGGCGAAGAGCGGGAGGCGGCGCAGAAGCAGAGCGCAGCGACCACGCACAAGATCACCATCCGGCACCGCACCGGACTGGCGCCAGACGATCGCCTGGAGGAGCACGGTAGCCAGGGTCCGACCCGTACCTTCGAGATCATCGAATTGCTCAACATCAACGAGCGCGACGAGGCCATGGAGATCATGGCCAAGGAGCTGCTGCTATGAGCGATCTGGTGACGGGTGACAAACAGTTGGAGCGCAAGCTGGCGCGTCTGCCTGATCGCGTGCTCAATCGCGTGGTCCGGCGCGCGTCAGCGAAGGCCATGATCCCGGTATCGCGCTCGGCCAAGGCCAATGCGCCTAGGGAAACGGGGCTACTGGCCAAGTCGATCGGTCGCAAGACCAAGGTGTTCAAATCCGGCGGAACCGTGCAAACGGTGGTCGGCCCTCGCCTCGGCTTCAAGCAAATGGTCACGCTGCCCAACGGCAAGACCATGCTGCGCAACCCGTTCAAGTACGCGCATCTGGTCGAGTTCGGCACCCGTCACAGCGCCGCCAAGCCGTTCATGCGTCCGGCACTGGAGAGCAACAAGGGCGCCATCATCGCCGTATATCGCAGCGAACTGGCCAGCGGCGTCGTGCGTGAGGCGGTGCGGGCATGACGCCGACACCCGAAGAAGCTATCCGCTCGATCCTCCTCGCCGATGCCAGCTTCGACGAGATCGCCCAGACCCGTGTCTATTGCCAGATGCGCGCACCGTCCGGCGCCTCGCCGAACTACGTCACGATGCAGCGCGTCAGCGGCGCGCCGACCCGCGACATGAGCAACGCCAGCTCCCTAGCCTATGCCCGGATCCAGCTCAACCTGTGGCACCAGCCCGGTCCGGGCTCCTGGCTGGCCCTGCGCGATATGGTCGAGCGAGCGCGCCTGGCCCTGCACGATTACCGCGGCGCCGTGGCTTTTGGCATCCGGTCGCTGTTCATATCGCACCTCGACATCGAGAACGAGACCGACCTGGAAGACGAGCCCATCGACGGCGGCGAAGACCCGTGGATCGGCTTCGCGCTCGACCTGGTAGTCGGCTACCACACCAGCGTTCCGGGCGCGGCATTCGTCAGCGGCGTAGCTGCGGCTGCGGCCGACGCCTGGAACGACGCCTCGGGCAATACCAGCGTGCTGAGCTACAACGCCGTCGCCGCGCTGTACCAGGATCTGATCGACGCCGGGCTGTGGGCGAACAACGCGGCGACCGACAAGATCCTGCGCCTCAACCTGTTCGCCGGCAACGACCTGACCGCGGCCCTGACGCCGCAGATCGTCGGCGGCGGCCACGCCAGCGAGACCAACAGCAGCTTTGTCGCCGGCGACTACGGCGAGGCAACGGGCCTGACCGGCGATGGCTCCAAGCACCTACGCACCGGCTGGATCCCCGGCGATGAACTGGCGACGTCACTGGATGCCCATCTCGGCCTCATGTCCTTCGCACTCGATACGGAGCAGGACTGCATCGGCGCCGCCGACTGGGATGGCACGCAACAGAACGGATTCCTGCTGTATGGCGACGACTCGGTATGGTTCGCCCGTCTGGGCAAGACCAGCGAGTACACCATCAACGAAGCGGCCTCGTTGACCGGCCACGCCCTGGTGAGCAACCGGGCGGCCAACGATGGCTCGGGCTACGCCGATGCCGTCGAGGTCGGAACCGAGGCGTCGTTCACCACCGACGACCTGTCGACCGCGGACCTGGCGGTATTCGCCGTAGCGGCGAAATCTCTGTCTAGCGGCAATGTTACAGTCAACGGTTCCTTCATCCAAGCCGGACGCCTCGGCGGCTACCATGCCGGTCGAGGACTGACCGCCGCAGACGTTACCGCGCTCAGCAGCGCCATCACCACTTTCAACCAAGCCCTCAGCAGGGCCGCCTAAAGGAGCACAATCATGGCTGACGACGGCCAGGGCACGACCATCGCATTTGCGAGCAGCGGATTCATCGGCGAGTTTATCGACGTCGGCGGTCCGAATTACACCCGCGACTCGTACGAGACGTCGCATATGGGAACGACAGTCGCAAAGACCTTCAATCCCGTAGACCTCTACGATCCTGGTGAGGGAGAGTTCGAGATAGCGTACGATCCGGACAAGACCCCACCGATCACCGGGGCAAATGAGGTGGTAACCATCACCGATCCCATTCCAACCGGCATGACGGTCGGTGCCAAGCGGCAGTGTCTCGCCCATGTCACCAGTTTCTCCATCAACCGGGCGATGGGTGCGCGCATGACGGCAACGATCGGGCTCAAATTCAGCGGCGTCGTGACCCATACCGCCGCCAGCTGATAGGAGCGAGTCATGCCCAGACTGTACTTCTGCGCGGCCGACGTGGGACTGGAGGTCGATCTCAACAGCGACGACCTCCAGACCGCGGAACGTGTCGCTATCACGATCCCGGCCCAGGACATCACGGCGTTGCACGAGCCGCAGGTCGTCACCATCGACGGCTACTCATTCCTCGGCCACCTGGCCAACCTGCGGACGATCCAGGGCGACGAGCGGCACGTGCTCGTCGATCTGCGCGTAGCCGAACTGCCGAAGCCACCCACCAAGAAATCAGCTAGGAGTCACCATGCTGAACCGAGACCGATTGAACCAAATCAGCAAGACGAAGATCAGCAGCCACACGATAGCGATTGACGGCCAGGGCGAGGAGGTCTGCCTCCGCGTCATGACCGGCCACGAACTGGCCGCGTTTCTGAACTACGACGGCGACGATTTCCGTAGAGGGATCTACAGCATTGCCCTGTCGTTGTGTGACGATCAGGGCGCCAGGCTCTATGCCGACGATGAACTCGACGAGCTACTGAAACTGCCGAGCGCCGTGCTGCAAAACATCGGCGAACTGGTCCGTAAGCTCAATGGCATCGACGATGAGGCGATCGAGGACGCCGCAAAAAACTAGAAGCGCGCCCGCTGTCCCAGGCCTGGCACCGCATCGCGATGGCGCTGGGCATGTCGGTCAGACGGGCGCAGGAGGAGATAGACGTTGACGAGTTCCGGAACTGGCTGGCCTACGAACGCATCGAGCCCTTCGGCCCGCGGCGCCAGGAACTCATGCTCGCGCAACTGTGCTCGCTCACGTTCAATATCAATCGGGGCAAGGGCGTGCCGGCGAGCAAGGTCGAGGACTGGATGCCGGAGTTCCGCGCCGTGAGGAAGCAGAGCCAACAGGAGATCAAGCACCGGCTCGACCTGTTTTTCTCCGTCTACGAGCAGCATCAGGAGGCACGGAAGTAGATGGCCAAAGGCAACACCATCGCCCGCCTGTCCGTCGACCTGATCGCGCGGACCGCGCTATTCAGCCGGCCGCTGAACAAGGCGCGCAAGGACATCAGGCGATTCGCTCGCAATGCCCGGCAGCAGGCCGGGCGCATTGCGAAGATGGGCGCCGTCGCGGCTATCGGTGCCGCGACCGGCCTCGCGTTCCTCGTGCGGCAGACCATGCAGACCATCGACGAGACCACGAAGCTGGCGCGTGCCCTCGGCCTGACCACCGAGCAACTGACCGGCTACCAGCACGCCGCGGCCATTGCGGGAGCCTCCAACAAGGAACTGACCACCGCCTTCCGCCGCATGCTGAAAAACGTGTCCGACGCCGAGAACGGGCTGACCACCGCTGTCCGATCCTTCGACGCCTTGGGCCTGTCATCTGCTCAGCTGATAAAACTATCGCCCGACGCGATGTTCAAGCTGATCGCTGACCGCATGGGGACTATCGGCGATGCTGCGACTCGCGCCCGGGTGGCACAAGACCTGTTTGGCCGCAGCGGATTGAAAATACTGGAGATTACCAGGGGCGGCGCGGCTGGCATCGCGGCCATGCAGCGCGAGGCGAAGCGCCTGGGCATCGCGTTCAGCGACATCGATGGCTCCAAGATCGAGGCGGCGAACGATGCGCTGACGAGAGCCGGCGCCGTGCTCACGGGTGTAGTCAATACCTTGGCGATCAAGCTGGCACCGCTGATCGAGTCGGCAGCCGTCAAGTTCCGCGAGTTGGCGCTATCTACCAACGGCTTCCGTGACTCCGTGGCTAACGCCTTCACCGCCGTAGTCGATTGGATCAAGATCGGCAGTACGGCGATCACCAGGCTGCAACAGGGATTCAACATTCTGGGAGTCATAGCAGCCGGCATGGGCCTGGCCATTGTCGGCACGCTGGACGTTCTCGGTCTGGGCATCATGAAGCTGGTAACACTGGCTTACAACTTCGGCAAGGCGCTGTACGAGACGATAGGGTTGGCCGCTCTTGGCTGGAACGTCGCGTGGGCCGGCATGAAAAAGGTGGCGTTCGCCGTTCTCGGAGGCCTCGGTATCAAACTAGCCGAACTACTCGAAAAATCTGCTGGCGCCGTGGACTTTTTCAGCGCCTCGGCCCGCAATGCGATGACAAGCGCCGCGCAGGGCATACGGAATATTGCCGGCGGATTATCCGGCAGCGCACAGATGCAGCTCGAAGACAACGTCGCCGCATTCAAGGACGGCGCCAAGCGCGCCGGTGACGCTTGGACCGGGATGCTCGACAACATCCCTACCAAGGGACCGCTGCATGATCTGACAGTCGGCATGGCCAAACGCACCGCCGATCTGGTCGGCAACGTCAAGACCCTGGAGCAGGACAACGCCCGTTTCATCGCCGGACTCGACAAGGGGATTTCCGACATCGAGCAGGGCGCTACCCGCGCAGCGAAGGCCGGGCTTCCCGATCTGCTCGGCGGTGGTGGTGGCGGTGCTGCATCAGCTAGCGGCGCACAGAAGACCTCCGACTTCAAACAGATCAGCCGCGCGCGCTTCGCCATCGACAGCAAGGCCGGCACCGGCAAGCCGCAGAAGGTCGAAGACCCGCAACTCAAGCGGACCAACCAACTCCTCGAACAGATCATGCGCGGCGCGTCGGTCGGCGGGGCGGTGGCCGGATGACCGTTACTGCGCACCTGATCTCAGGCGAGAGCCTGGAGCAGACGGCAGACGGCTGGCGCTCACAGGCTCAGTACCAGGTGGACGGCGTTACCGGCAGTGCTGCCGGCAAGCTGTATCAGGCAATGAGCAATTCCAATGTACCGCAGTTCGGCGATCCCCATCCGGTCCTCTCATTGCTGCGTGTGTCCAACCGTAGCGCGAGGCCGATCACCGATGCATCGACGCAGGTCGTGGTTATCACCATCACCTACGAGCAGCCGACTAGCGAACAGCAAACGCCCAGCGAGACCGAGCAGTCGCAGATCCAGGTCGGCAGTTCGGTAGAGTCCGTCGTTACGCAGAGGGATGTGGACGGCAATCAGATACTGGTGACTCACACCTATTCTAAGACCGACGCCGAGGGCAATGTGCAGGAGGTCACACAGACCCAGGGTGGAGAGGTCGAGTATCAGGTGCCGAGCACCTCGTTCAGTTTCTCGCGCCGCGAGCCGCAGAGTCCGGGCGACAAGAGTTTGCTGTATGTTGGCAAAATCAATTCGGCGTTCTTCGCAGGGGCGCCGGCAGGGCACTGGCTGTGCACCCGCATAGAGGGCAGCAGCGACGACGGCGGGCAGAGCTACAACGTGACATATGAGTTCCAGCGCAATTCCGAAGGATGGGCAGCGACCGTCGTGTTCATCGACACGGATACCGGCAGGCCGCCGCCGTTCCTCGTCGAGGGCGTCGGCATCAAGGACATCGAGGTTTACCGGCGCATCGACTTCAACGCTCTAAACCTGGGTGGCACCTGATGGCCGAGCGCCCGACTCAGGAACTGGTGCGATGGCGAAAGGGCGATGGCCTGACGGCGAAGCGTCTGAATAAGACGGTCGATGCCGTCAATCGCATCGTTGGCGGTGTCCGGCCACCGCGACAGACCGTGAGCGCTCCTCTCAGCGCCGGAGCACCCGGCAAGTCATCGAAGCAGGGGCCGATCGTCGCGCAGTTCAAGGTCGTGTCGGTCGAAGACGATTTCCTCGTGTGCAACGACTACGACGGCCTGGCCGCGTCGGACGTCACGACACTGGTGGCAAAGCCCTACTTGCTGCGCCGAACGCCCTTTGACCTACTGACGCGAGATGGCGTCGAGTTCATCTACGGTGATGCCGTTGAGCGCATCGCGTTCGATGGTGAGGGTACGAGCGAGACGCAGCGAATCACGCCGTCCTACGTCGCCGGCGACATCATATACGCCGTCCGCAACATCGTCGGCAAGACCGATGTCGACGACACCGATACCGAGTCAGACGACAAACTGGATTGGCTCGATCTGAACGTTGATGGCAGGTCCTGGGCCGAGGTGGTCGCGTGAGCACGCAGCTCGGAGCACCGAAACGCAGCGACCTGGGCGCCTTCACGCGCAGCGAACTCGACGTGCGCGGCGATCCTGCCGATGAGTCAGACGGTCCGGGCGTCCGCAACCTGCTGCTGCACAGCGGCTATATATACGTTTGCGGTACGTTCGAGGGCATACACGGCGAATCGCGCAACTACCTGGCGGCCTACAACATCACGACCGGCGCGCTCGATTCCTGGGATCCGGCTCCTGACGGACCAGTTTACGCAATGGCCGTCAACGGAACGAACCTGTATGTCGCCGGCGACTTCGCCAACATCGCAGGTGTAGCGCGAACGCGTATCGCCAAACTCAACCTTGCCGGTTCCGGCGCGGCCGTGGAACAGGGCTGGACGTCGGTCGTACCCTCAGCCAACGGCCTGGTCAGAACGATCGAATACTACACGACCAACGCATCTCTATTCCTGGGCGGAGATTTCACCGAGGTCAACGGCACTGCCCGTGCTTATCTGGCAGAGATCAGGGCGATCGGCGCTAGCGCCGGTGATCTGCAATCGTTCCAGTGCGACACCAACCAATTGGTGCGGTGGATACATTTACAGAACACGGACGTCACCGGCGGAACCCTGACGACCACTTTAATAGTCGGCGGTGATTTCACTACTATCAACGGGGAGGCAAGAAATTATCTAGCCATGGTCATGCCGGCGAACGGCGCGGTCAGAGCGTGGGATCCTAGCCCGGACGGCATCGTTCGCCACACGGCACAGGGTCTAAATCAGAACCTCTATGTTGGTGGAGATTTTACCAACATTGGCGGAGGAGTCAGAAACAGGGCCGCACTTTTCGAGGCGGAAACAGGGGTCGTCAATCTTCTGGCGACGGACTGGAACTGTGACAACTCGGTCCACTGCATCAGCAGAGGGCTAGACACGGCGTCAAGTGTCGTTGGTTCGTTCACGAACATGTCCGGATTAACAAGGAATCGCGCAGGACAACGTATCGGAACAGGTATTCCGACCGGATGGGATCCTAATTGCAATGACAAGGTATTCACCTCCTGGTGGGACGGCAGTAATTCCAAGGTCTATCTCGGCGGAAACTTCACAGAGGTCGGAGGCAGCGCGAAGGTCGCATTCGCGCGAGTAAACACAGGTGCCGGCACTCTCGACACCGGATTCCCAAGTTAGGAACAGACGATGGCCAACACCTACTGGCTCGGAACCGCAACCGCCGTCGCGCAAGTCGCCACCGCGTCTATCGACTCGGTAGACGGCACGCCGGCCGATAACACCTTCACCGTCACGATCGGCGGTGTAACGGTATCGGCGGTCGGCGATACCGATGTGGCCACGACCGCAGCCAACCTTCTTACCTCACTCAATGCAGAGACACATCCTTACTTCGCCGCCATCACCTGGACCAACCCCAGCGCCGGCAACATCACCGGCACGGCCGACACGGCCGGCGTGCCGTTCGTCGCCGCGCTTACCGAGACGGGCGCTGGCACGGGCGCAGTAACCGACTTCTCCGATGATACCGCCAGTTCCGGTCCGAACGACTGGAGCACCGCTGCCAACTGGAGCGAAGGCAGCGTACCCGGCGCCAGCGATGACGTAGTGATCGCTGATAGCTCGATCAACATCAGCTGGGGCCTGGCACAAGGCACTATCGCCCTGACCAGCCTAACGGTGAAAAAGACCTATACCGGCAAGATCGGCCTCGATTACCGCCGCTTTGCCACCAGCTCCGACGCCGACACCTATAACGAATCTGCGATCGAATACCGAGAAACGCACTTAACCATCGAATCCACAACCGTCGACCTGGGCGAGCACAATGGTCAGGGCAATCCGACCGGCAGCGGTCGAATCTGCCTGGACCTGGACAGCGGCACCGCGTCCACCGTCACTGTGCATAGCACCGCCAACAACCCGAGCGAGACCGGCCGCGGGGCCGTGCGACTGCTCGTCGCCAACGCGAGTACCGACATCATCGTCCGTTCTGCTCCTGGCGGCGTGACGATTGCCGGCGAGACACCGGGCGAAACCGCGACCGTTCGCAAAATCTCTGTCACCGATGCCAGCACCGGATCAAAGGTCGTCGTCGCACCCGGCACAACCCTGACCACGTGGTACCAGCGCGGCGGCACCAACGCCATCCGCGCTGCTGCGACCATCACCACTATCACCGTGGATGGAGGAGTGCTGACCTTGGAGGGCAGCTACATAGTCACCACGGCGAACGTCAACGATGGCACGGTGATAGACAACCATATCAGCGGCACCAACGCTATCGCCACGCTCAACCTGGACGGCGGCACCGTCGATACCAGCAACAGCGGCCGAGCACAGACCTATGCCACCGTCAATATCAGCGGCACCGGCACGCTCAAGGCGAACGCTGATGACCTGACCATTACCACGCTCGCCGAGCCCAGCAGCGGAAAGTACAGCCTTACGGCGGCCTGACCGATGGCGACCCAGAGCACCACCATTAGTAGCGCTACCCTCGACTGCGACCGCGCCGCCGTGCGTCACCTACGCGGCATCGCCTATGAGCACGCCGCCGCGCTGCTGCTACATGGACGCATCGGTCCCGCGGCGGCCGACGCGCAGCGGGCGCATGCCGACGACTGCGCCGCTCGTCTGGATCAACGCCTGCGCGAGCTGCGGCAGCGGCGTCATGCGATGGCGGCTATTGAGCAGGCACAGACTGAGCGCATAGGAGCATCGCGATGACGATAGCCGAGGACACGACTCGCCAGCACCGCAAGGGCAGCACCCGCGATGCGCGCAATCTCACGCTGCCGATCGTCTCGGTAATCGTGGTTGCGTCGGTCTGCCTGACAGCCGGCGCAACCTGGGCGACCGATCGTGCCGAGCTACATGCCAATACCCGCAGCGTCGGCGATCACGATGTACGCCTACGCGCCGTGGAATCGGCGATCATCGAGCAGACCACCGTGCAGCGTGGAATCCTCAAGGCGCTCGAATCCATCGAGCGGAAGATGGAACAGCCGTGAAATACCGCCGCTGGGCCTCCTGGATCATCGAAGGCGTCATCCTTCTCACCCTCTGCATCGTCCTGGGCACCCTCGCTCAATGCGCGGTACAGGCTTTCTAATGCCGACCGTTCTCCGCCGCGCAACAGGCCCCGGCGCCAGCCACTGCCACCCAGGCGAGTGGTACCTCCCAGGCGGCGCCGATTGGCGGCGCCACGGCGTCATCATGCGCTGCCCCGCCTGCGAGTGCTACACGACGCTCTGGGTCCACCCCGTAGACAACCCGATCGCCGACGACGGCAGCGTGGCGAAGCTATTCGCCTGTCCGTATGCCTGCGATTTTCACGACCACGTGCGCCTGGGCGGATGGGATCCGGCCGAGGGCGCGAAGGGAGAGCCATCATGAGATACCACCTGGCGCTGCCGCTTCTGCTAGCCCTGGCCCTGTGCGGCTGCGGGCGAACTGAGCGGGTGGCGCAGAGCTTTGTCGAGATCGACCAGGCCGCCCAGGCGCAGTTACAGGGCGTTGCCGTCGAGCAGACCGCAACGGCCATCCGGGCACACGCCTTGGTCGGCCTCAAGACGCTGGGCTACGACCTCAGCGAGGAGGAGCAGCGATGGCTGACAGACCAATTCCCCAAGTAACCGTGGCGGATTGGACCGCCGACCCCGACGCATCGCTAGGAGCAAGCATGGAACTCGCACAGCAACTCTGGCAGGCCGCCGAAGGCATCGGATGGGGCTGGCTCGGCATCGCCGCCACCCTGCTCTGGAGCGTCGGCCGCGTCTTCCTGCCCGGCATGTGGGCGACCATTGGCGATGTGGCCTTCAAGGTGCTCGTGCCGAAGCAGACCCGCCAGCAGGACACCCTGACCTATGCGGTCAGCGGCGGCGGCATCGGGCTGCTGGAGGAGATCAACGCGAATCCGACCTTCCGCAGCCTCGTCACCGAGCACCTGGATGAGGACAAGCTGGCTGATGTGCTGATCGCGCTCAAGGCCCTGCGCGACGAGAAGAAGCCGACGCCCTGATCCTGGCCGGGCCGCCCTCGCCGACAGATGAGGTCGCTGGGGTGGCTCCCCGGCGGGGGCGGCTCTGGCCTTTTGCGGGGAACTATCCTAATGCCGCGCCGGAGCCGGCAGACCTTGAACCAACGCCTCAACAACGTCCTTCGGAATGCGCCAACGGCGGCCGACTTTGATAGCGGGGACTTTCCCCTCTATGCACCAGCGGCGGATTGAACCAGGATGCATCTCCAAGGCAGCCGCCGCGCCCTCGATGCTGAAGCCGCGCAATTCTTGTAAGTCAGTCATTCTTATATTTTATTCAACTTAACGCAGCGTTGGGAAGCAAAAGTTTCTGTTGCTTCATCGTGTTGCTTTCCAACACGCCAAGACAACAGATCCTTCTTTGGCCTATTAGTTTCGGCGGATTGATACGCTACAGCCTCGGAAGGTCATCCCGAGGCTGCTACGTGCCCTGCCGCTAGCTAGGCGGCCAGCTGCCGGCGCCAGCATTGGTCGTGCCTAGGCTAGGCTCAGAGCTGCGATCCCAGCTCCCCGCTCTCGCCTCGCGGGCAGGCTCCCATGTCGTATTTGAGTGGCCATGGGTCCACTGCCGCTGCCTGTGCGGCGAAGACGGAGCCCACCCTTCTGTTAGAAAGCAGGCCCGATGCCGCTTTGCCCGAAGGCGAGCGTCCTTGCGGATACCCTAGTGGCGGCACCACGGTCGTCCGGTGCGGATCCTAGCATGCAGCGCCCTCATTTCCAGCCCCTATAGACTCAAAACTTTAGGGCGTATATTGGGGCGCCATTTGCAACCTCCTGTAAAATCAGCAGGTTACAACGAAGGACATCAGCCTTCCAAGCTGAGGATGCGGGTTCGATTCCCGCCGCCCGCACTAGCTTAACATACTGCTATTAGAGCACTTGCAAAAGCGCCAGATCAGAATGGGCAAAGTTGTAAGTGCTGTTAAGGGTCGTTAAGGGCTGCATATTTTGTGGCGTTATTGGGGCGTTCACTATGCTGCGAGTATGAGCCACGAAGACATTGAAGCCTCCATTGGCAGCCTCTCCGACGATATGGATGAATGCCTACAGATGCTACGGCACCTCGTGGGTCCAGAGCGCCGAAATCTGATCAGGAGGCGCAATCGAATCTGCTACGAAACGGTCCCGGTCCCAATCCCGAACGTTGCCGCTGATGAGGCAATGGCAGATATTGCCATTGCAGCCTTTCAGGAGAGGCGCGGCCCCATCTCTGAATGCCTGGAGCGGGGCAGTGCCGTCAGAAGTAAGGATCGAATCGAAAACAAGCACGCAATGATGCACGCGCTCAACGCCGTTTTCCAGAATATCATGGAGCTGCCAAGCGATCCGGAAGAGGAAGCGGAGGGCTGAGCGATGGGCGGCCACGGACCAGAATGCCCGATCTGCGGATGCGACGGACCCACGAAGGGCTGCGACTGCGATCCTCGCTTCCTTGCAATGTACGAGGAGTTGACGGAGGAGCGCGACGACTTGCAGATGCGCGTCAACGACCTGGAATCCATGGGCGTCTACGAAGTGGTTACGGACCACTGCGGTGAAGCGTATGTGCGTGCCTATGCCTGGGCGCGATCCGAGGAGGAGGCCGCGCAGCTTGTCCGTGAGCGGAACCCCGACGCCAAGGAATCGATCCGCGACGTGCGCCGCGTTCTGGCCGCCAGCGCCAGTCCCTTCGCGACTGAATACGACGACGCCGGCTGGCCGGAAGCGGAGGGCTGAGCGATGAGCACCCGCACCATCATCCGCGACAGCGACAGCCGTGTCGTGTACCATGGAGATGTTTGGGAGGAGGAACTGCTCGAGCTTGGTCAAGGATACACCGCGTTAGATGGTAGGCCGTATTTTAGGAGTATGGGCAGCATCGAATACGCCCTGGACAAGGCGCGGGAGGAGCGCGACGCCGCACAGCAGGAGTTGGACGATCTGCGGAACAGCCTGAAACGGGTCGCCAGCAAATTGGACGATGTAATCAACTATAACCCAGGCGTGGACCCGTCATTCCGGCGGATAGAGGCGCGACTGTGGGAACTCGCAGGAGAGCAGGACATCGCCGACAGAACTAGGGTTCATGGCTAAAGGCGAACACCTCGGCTACCTCGTCCTGGACCGCGGCAGCCGCTGGGAAGCCCGCGCCTGGGACCCGACCAAGAGCAAGTACCTCTACAAGTCGTTCCGCAAGCGCGAGCACAAGGAAGCCGCAGCGCGGTCCTGGGCCAAGAAAACCCACGCCGCCATCCTCTGGAACCTCGACCAGGCCGGACGCGCCACTCCCACCGACGAGCTGGCCCGCGAATACCTCCAGGATTTGCGGGACCGTGGCTTCGCCGACCGCCACTGCCTCAACGTCCGCGCCGTCCTGATCGGCACCGGCCACCACGCCACCGACCGACCCTGCGCAATCTGCGGCCAGCAGTTCCGTGCTGAGCGCCGCAATCACGTCACGTGCTCCCGGCCCTGCGGCGCCCAGCTCGTCTGGCTCAAGCGCCGCAAGCAGCCGCTACCGGCTCTGGCCACGCCGCCACCTGAGCAGGACAGCGACGAGCCAACGCCGGGCTCCCTGGCCTACGAGGTGCCGGACCTGGGCAGCCCGCGTGCCTATGCTCAGATGGCGCGGTGGTGGGCCCTGGCGCAGGAGAACAGGACGCCGGTGACCGCGAACCGCTGGCTCCGCACGGTGCGGGCCATGGTGCATTGGGACGCTCGGCGCCCGCCGACGCTGCGTAGGCTGCTCCTGGACCCCAGCGGCGACATACGGCAGCTCAAGGTGGCGTCGAAGGTACCCAAGCAATTCACCATCGACGAGCTGTGGCGCATGGCCTGTGCGGATGGCGATCCATACTACCTTCGCTGGGCGCTGCGGCTCTACGCCGGGCTGCGCGGTAGTGAAATCGAAGGTGGCCAGCAGGGAAAATACAAGTACCGACCGTTGGAGTGGACCGACATCGACATTGCCGGCCGCGTGATATTGGTGGACGGTAAGGGCCAGAAAGAGCGCATAGTCACCATATGCGGCGAACTGATGTCAATAATCACGAACTTTCCGCGTGAAAAGCGAGAGGGGTTTGTGATCGACAAGCCGGTGAAGGGCAGTCGGACCAGGGTTATGCAGTTCCGTGGGTTCCTGGATCGGTGTGGAGTGCCTTTGGCTGGCCGGAAGCCGCATAGCCTGCGGCATTGCTACGCGGGGCTCATGACGGCATCAGGCATACCTACCTCGACGTTGCAGGCGCTGATGGGACACAGCAAGGAGAAGACGACATCAGACTACGCGCAGATGGCGACGCGGTATATGGCGGTGACGCGGGATTGGCCGCGGTGGGAGATTGTGTTGCGGCGGTGCGTGGTGGGTCAGAGGTAACCAGACGCGCGATATATCTCACGTTCCTCGAACTGGACGTGCACCGGAAAGAACTGGCCGCCGCGACGAAGAAGGATCATCTCCCACCAGGACCGGATCGTCGCCCCGAAGGCGTTCTGTGCATCGACTGCGCCGCGAACCAACCACCGGCCCGCTTTGGCGCCGGATTCATCCTCGTAATCAGGCATAACGCTGAACTCGACTGTACCCCATGGATATTCGGCGGTGCTGGGCGCTTTGAGCTCAGGCGTAACGATTCGCTTAGCTATCTCGTAACCAGCCCCGCGCACGCCCTCATTGGGATCGACTGTCTCTGGCTCCGATGACCCCTGCTGGTAGTGATCAAAGCGGCCATCGCCAAGAGACATCGTGCCTATTACCATCACACCAATCAGGAGCAGGAGGCATCCACCACAGCTTATGTTGATCGGCTTGCGCTTGAGTGGCGCGCCGCATTGCGGGCAAGTCTCCGCGCGCTTGCTGACGTCGGTGCCGCAGTCCTTGCATTTGCGCAGTGCCATTGTTCAAACACTCCGAGTGTTACAGTGGTTTCGCATTTTAAATTTTTATTGGCAGGTGATTTGCTAAATAGTATGAAGCCTGGCCCATCGGAGCAAGTATGCCATTATCTGTCGATCGAGACTCCAACCTAAGAATCGCCCTCAGCGTTCTCGCTGACTCGATCAGCGTGGAGCTGACTTCTTTGCATGCTTCCCTGGATGTCCTGGAGGCGAGCATTGGCGGACCGCAGCAACGTGATATATCCGACAAAGCGGTCCTGGCAGTCCGCGGGCATACAGGCGATAGCGGCCAGGTCTAGGAATCTTTGACGCTCGTCGCCCTCTAGGTCGAGAGCATCGGCCCATGCCGGGATGCGGTGCATAGGTGGCGGCACGTCGCCGCTAATGGTTCGTGATACGTAACCCTGTGCGCCCTCCTTGACTTCCGGCCCTTCGGCCGCTCGCAAAAACGCCAGATAACTGTCGTATTTTGCTGAAATAAGGCCGCGCAGTAACTCACCGAAGACGCTCATGCATGGCAAGTATAGCTGATACGTATCGTAAATGTACATAGGCGTTCTCTAGTTCCGTAATATGTATCATATCACTGCCTAGTTGCAACATTTGAAACAGCATTCGTGTTTTTCCTTGATACACAGTACGTATCTTATAAAGGTGATGGTCATGCGAGACCGAGTAACCGTGACCCTTGACCAGAAGCTGTTGAAACAGGTTCGGGCCGTAGCCAAACGACAGCGGCGCCCGCTTTCCTGGGTGTTCGAAGACATGCTGGCGGAAGGAGTTAAGTCGGATCGGCTGGCCCTTGCCGAGGCGCGGCGGTGATGACCCACCTGACCGAACGCCCCCTGGCCCCCGGCGAACGGCTGCTCGTCGCCAAAGAGGTCGACGCGATGTACGGGCTCACGCGCGGCACCGCTGCGGCGGCGTGCCAGGCTGGGGCGATCCCCTTCCGACAGAAGCGGGGGCGGGCGGGGCGGCCGAACTATCTGATCCACCCCGACACGGCCTGCCGCGAGTGGGGTGTGCGATGACCACCCGCCTCCCCTTCCACCACACCTCCAAGCTCCGCCTCGCCCTGGAACTCCGCGCCTACCTCCACGGCGTCTCCCTGCGCTGCCACAACCAGCCCCGCCCGGTGCTGCTCGCCGACAGCACGGAGATGCACCGCCTGCACGGCGTAGGCGCAGTGGTTCAGGGGTACGACGACGAGGAACGGAGCCGACGTGCGCAGGCTGAGACGGTCGCGCTCGAAAGGACAACAGCATGAGCATCAACCCCGACGCCATCACCGAACTATCCAAATCCCTCCGCTCCCTCGCCAAGGCCCATCGCGACAGCCTCCGTGCCGCAGATCGCTGCCTCGACTGCGAGACGCCCCGCCGCGGACCACGCGGAGGCCGACGCACCACGCTGGAGGCGCAGTGGAGCACCGCGGCCGAGTACCGCGATCGGCTGCTAGAGAGTACGCGCAGGGAGGCCATCGCTGCGCTGCATATCAGCGTCGGTGACCTGGAGGCACAGGTGTGAGCAACCGCACCCACTTCTACGTCCCTCTGTGGATGAAAAGCACCTTCGCCGGCCAGCGCGTCAGCCGCCGCCTCGGCATGCACCGCCGCCGACGCAGAGCGCTGCTGCCACCGGACATGAACGCCGAACTGAACGACGCCACACCAGGCCAGCGCCAGGCGATCCTGGCAGCCAAGGTGCAGCGGCACTTCCAGCGGCAGCGCAGGGAGGCACAGCCATGACCGACCAGCACCACATCCTCAACAGCCGCTCCACATACATCCCGCGCGAGCCCGGCATGGACGGCGGCACCCGCCCCGCCATCGACCAGCGCGACGTGGAGCTGTACGAGCAACAGCGCCGCAACGACCGCTTCGAACTGCTGCTGGCCATCACCGGCACCAGCACCGTGCTGGTCTGGGCTGCCTGGATGCTGCTGTGAGCACCCACGACGATCAATCCAACGGCCCGCGCATGCTGACCTACGCCGTGCTGTTCGCCCTGCCGTGCTGGATCGCCATCTTCATGGGCTGGCACGTGCTGATGTGGATCACCGGGTATGTGCCGATGAACGGAGTGAACTGACCATGAGCGACGAGGAAATCTTGCGGCAGAAGATGATCCCCGACGTAACCGAGTTTGCGCGACAGGCGGCCAAGCGCCGCGGCGTGGGCTTCTGCATCGGCTGTGGCGTCTACGTCAAGGACTGGGAGGGGCTGACCTGCTGCCCCAACTGCGGCAGCGCCAGTGTGCCGGCGGGATCTGACAATCAGGTAGCCGTCGAGATCAATTGGCACGAGCTGCATGTGCTCTGCTGCTGGGCCGAGCGCTGGGGGCACCAGGAATGCGGCGGGGCGGGCGTCGTCTATTCGATCGTTCAGCGGCTGAGAGCCCAGCACCCAGACAAAGGGCCGCTGACTCTCGCTGCTGACATCCAACAGATCGTGGACGAGCACCCTGGGACTCAGACCAACATTCCGGGAGTTGAGGGCGCCGAGCCGCTCAATGACGAATAGCCCCGAAATAAACCGAGGCCGAGCGCTGCAACCCGCCCGGCCTCTCACCGCCCCAGGTACGGGGCGCATCGCATCGGAGGAGAAGCACCATGGTAGCAGACGGAACGGAAACGGCAAGCCACAGCCCTGCACCGTGGGAAATGCATCCCGGCGAGGATTACGTCGAGATCAGCGACCGTGGCGGCAGGACCATCCTGGAGGTGATGTTTCACTACGAGGATGACTCCGAACTCAGCAACTTCCGTCTGATGACCGCAGCGCCGGAACTGCTGGAACTCGTGGAGAGGTTCTATCAGTGGGCGAAACCATACGCCCCCGAAGGGCAGCATCCGCTCATGGTCGATGCCCGTGCCTCCATCGCCAAGGCCAAAGGCGGTGCCGCGTGAACCAGCGCGACTACGACCGCGACCCTCCTGCGTTTCCGACGCACAACGAGCAGCAGACCGGCCCATCCACCTATCACATGGAGGGCATGAGCATGCGTGATTACTTCGCCGCAGCCGCGCTCACCGGCATAGGTACGTGGATTCCGAGTCTGCGCCCCAATGGGCAGACAGTACGCCCCATTCAGCAGGGTGCAGGGCTGTGCGATAAAATTAACCGCGAAGCCAGGGCCGAATGGGCATACGCGCAGGCCGACGCGATGCTGTCCGAGCGAGCCAAGGCGGTGCCGGCATGACCATCCGGCTTCGACATCGCCGCCTCAAGGCTCGCCGCCCTCACCCATGCGACCGCCTGGATGGTCGGCCTGCCAGCCAGAACTGCCGCCATATGCGGCGCTCCTGGAAGCGCTTGGAGTGGATGCGCCACAATGAGCCGGCCAAGTTCCTGACATGGATTCAGTGGATGGCCGAGGGATTCCAGGAGGGCGTGTCATGATCGCGCCAGACCCCTCGCGCCCCATCGTCACCGACGTGTACGGTTGGGCGGTGCTCTGCTGGAACGGCACCAAGCCTCGCGGCTGGTGGTTCCTGACCGCCGAACACTGCCCGAGAATATACCCCGGAGTCCGCCTATATCGGACGCGAGATCACGCCCGCATGGCTCTGCGGAAAATCCGCGAGGACCATCGGTCCTATGTAGAGCGAGTCCCGCAGATGAAGAATGAGTGGCCGTACAAAGGCGCTCAATACCGCATTCAGCGCGTCGAGTTGAACGTGGAGGCCCTATCGTGAACGCAAATCACGCCCTACCCAACCCCCCCCAAA